CAGCATCGACCAAATGCGCCTTGCCATGCTGCAAGCTGCACTGGCCGAGTTCCCCGCGACGGGCCACGTGATGAACCCGATTGATTGGGCCTTCATCGAAACCCTGAAGGACAGCGAAGGCCGCTATATCATCGGCAACCCGCAAGGTACCGCCGCACCGACCCTGTGGTCGCTGCCGGTCGTGACCACGCAGGCCATTGCCGTCGATAAGTTCCTGACCGGTGCCTTCAAGCTGGGTGCTCAGGTGTTCGACCGTTGGGATGCCCGCGTCGAGACCGGCTACGTCAACGACGACTTCACCAAGAACCTCGTCACCATCCTTGCTGAAGAGCGTCTGGCGCTGGCGGTCTACCGTCCGGAAGCCTTCGTCTTTGGTGATTTCGGTCGCGTGACCTGACCCTGAAAACGGCTCGGCGGGGAAACTCGCCGGGCCTCTTTTCGTGGTGGCCGGCGTCGGCCCCCTCGCAAGGAGGCTCTCATGACCCAGAAATATCGCGTTGCCCGTCAGGTCCTGTTCGATCGCCTCTATCACGAAGGCGAAACCTACGAAGCCGATCCGCGCACGGTCGCCCATCTGGTCGAGCGCGGTGTGCTTCAGGAGCCGAAGGCCAAAGCCGAAGCCGCACCCAAGAACAAGGCTGAGCCTAAGCCGAAGAATAAGGCGGACCGCTGATGCTAAACGTAGTCGTTCTCACGACCGGTCCGCTGCTGACGTTGGATGAAGCCAAGCAGCACCTCCGCATTGACCACGACGACGATGATGAACTCGTCACCACGTATGCGGATGCGGCTGTGCTTTCGTGTCTTAGCCACTGCAATAGACAACTAGTGCCTCAAGGGGCCGAGCCTGCTTTCAGGGCCGCAGCGTTGTTGACATTGGGCGGTATCTACAACTCGCGAGAGCTTGTCATTACCGGCACCATCGTAGCGCTGAACCCGACCGTCGAGGCGCTTCTTAGGCCCTATCGCATCATTCGGATATGAGGAGCCACGACATGCATGTAAGGTTTACTCACGACTTCGATTGGGTGCCGCCAGAGGCTCCCCGGACCTGCATTGCGTATAAGGCCGGTTGGTCGGGTTCCGTGCGCAATCAGTGCGGACAGGATGCCATCACGGCGAAGAAAGCTGTGAAGGTCCAGACACCAAGGCGAGACGATGCCAAAGCCTAAAGGCGCGGGCGACCTGCGCGATAAGGTCAAGTTTCAGCGCCGCCAAGAAGGCGCGGATGAATACGGAAACCCCGTCACCGGCTGGGAAGACCTCGGCATAGAGCGCTGGGCCAGCCTGCTGCCCGCACGCGGCGGAGAGCAAACCCAAGCCGGACGTATAGCGGGCAAGGCTCAGTGGGATTGCTGGGTGCGTTCTGACAGCCAGACCCGAACCATCACCCATACTGACCGCATAGTGGACGCTCGGGACAGCAGCCGAACCTTCAACATTTCTTTCGTTGGCGACATGGACGGCGACCGTAAGTGGCTACTGATCCAAGCCGAGAGCGGTGTGGCGAATGGCTAGTGAGATCGAAAACATCGAGCGCCTGATGCGCAAGTTTGAGCGCATGTCGCCAGCAGTTCGCAAGGCCACCGGACAGCGCGTGTTTTTCGAGGCAGAGGCTATGGCTGCTGAAATGATTGCCATTGCCCCTCGCGATGACGATCCGAACAACGGCGAGCAGATCCGAGACCACATCTACACCGAAGACGGCCGCTTGGGCGACGTATCGATGGTGGTGATTGCTGACGCCAAAGACGAAAAGGGGCGTCCTAAGGCTCCTCCAGTAGAGCTAGGTCACAAGGACGCCAGAAGCGGCAAGATTGTTCCTGCCGAGCCCTTCTTCTGGCCAGTGGTCAGGCTGCGCCGCAAGGGCACCGCTCGCAGGATCAAGTCGGCAATGTCCAGGGCGGTTAAGAAGGAGGCGAAGGGCAAATGAGTGACCCTCAACTTCCTTTGCAAGCCGCCATGCTGGCTGCGGCCAAGGCTTCGTCGGCAGTAACCGCCCTGCTAGGCTCAGGCTCTGCGAGCCGTTTCTACGACCGCACGCCTGACAAGCCAGACTATCCCATGGCCACGTTCGGGCCGATGCAAACCATTCCAGACTACGACAGCTGCGGGACGGTCTATGAGATCGCTGCGCAGGTCGATTGCTGGTCGATGGCTGTTGGCTTTCCAGAAGTGAAGCGCCTGACCGCAGCGATGGTCGCCGCTCTAGATCAAAAGCTTTCCGTGACGGGCTGGACGGTTGACCGCCACCGCTGCACCGTCAGAACCCAACGCGAAGCCGATGGACTGACCAGCCGGTCGATCATCAGCCTTCGCTACTGGCTGCGCCCAGCGGCCTGACAGAACCCGCGAAAGCGGTCCTCCCCGCCCGCCTCCATCGGGCCACCCCTAAAATGAAGGAGCATCCGCTATGCCGGATACTTACGTCTCGACGGTATCGGGCGAGGAAATCCTCGTCCAGATTGGTGACGGCGCTTCGCCTGAAGTGTTCGCTCACGACTGCATGATCAATGGATCGCGCAGCTTCAACATGTCAGCTTCGACCAAGGATCAGACGATCCCGAACTGCACTGACCCATCGAAGCCGGACAAAACGGTGCGCACCGTGGAAGCTGAGGACAGCACCATTTCAGGTGAAGGCAAGGTCCACAAAACCTCGCTAAAGACGTGGCTGGACCGCGTAGGCACGACCTTCAACGTTCGCGTTCTTGTAGCGGGGGCCTTCCAAGCCGCCGGGCCGTACATCCTGACCGAGTTTTCGCTCACGGGTACGGCGCGTGAATACGCTACGGCCTCGGTCACGCTGGTTCAGGCTGACAAGCCGACCATCACGGCAGGCACCTAATGAGCCGTAACGCCTTAGTCGAGGCCCCCTTCGGTGACGGCGTGCATCGCTTCCGGCTGGCCATTGGTCAGCTGGAAGAGTTGCAAGAAAAGACCGACTGCGGCCCAGAGGAACTGTGGAGCCGCGTGTCTCTCGGCACATGGCGAGTGCAAGACCTCATCCAAACCATCCGCCTTGGCCTAATAGGCGGCGGTATGGATGCCATGTCTGCGCTGGCGTTGGTGGGCCGCTATGTTGATAGTGGCAACTTGGTCAGCCATAAGCCTCTCGTACAGAGCATCCTCGGCGCGGCCCTTGTAGGCGCTCCGGACGAGGACGCACGCGAGGGGGAGGATCAGGCGGGGAAGACGCCCCACTCCCCCGCCGAAAAATCCGCTTCGGCTACATCTACCAAGCGGGCGGGCAACTCGGGTGGTCGCCGCAAGAAATCCGAGACGCCACCCTCTGGCAGCTGAAGCACGCCCATCGGGGTTGGCTCCGTTCGCAAGGTGTCGAGGACAAGGCAGGCGCGCCATCCGATGAGGCATTTGAGCGGGCCGTGAAGGCGGCGCGCGAGGCTCATTGGAGCTAAACGATCCGTGCTATACCTCCGGTTCTGATGGAGGGACGTACATGAAGCGATTGCTACTGGCGGCGGCGGTATCGTTGGGGGCTTGCGCTCAGCCGCAGGAACGAGCAGCGCCTGTCTATATCGATCCTAGTGTCTTCGAGTCGTATACAGAGCAGCAGTTCCCGCAGCTGTTTGCGACGATCGGGGAAGAAGAAATCACCGGTCGAATTCAGCGCCTCCGAGAGAACGCTGCCAATAGGGTTGGGCGCTCTCCAGACTGCACAGTTGTCGAACGTTCGGAATATTCCGAGGCTAGATCAACACCCACTAATCCCCAGGTGTTCGTGGATTGCTCGAATGGCAAACGCTGGCGGATGACAGAGCGCGACGTGCTCTACCCCGCCGGTAAAGGCGAGCCGGTGGCAGGGCTCTGAGAGTGCTGCAAATGTGAATGGATAAGGCTCGCTTCGGCGGGCCTTTTTCTTTGGAGGCGTTATGGCCGAAGAAATCGAACGTCTCTTGGTGCGCATTGAGGCCAACGCCGAGCACTTTGAAAAATCTTTGCGCAAGATGAACGGCGAGCTGCGCAAATCGCAGAAAGGCACTAACGACGCCCTACGTCGCATTCAGACCGATGTACAGCGCCAGTCGGCCCGCATGTTTTCGCCCATGGGTGACGCTCTTCGCAGGGAGATCGCTGGCTTTGCGGGTATCATGGCTGCTGCCTTCTCGGTGCGCCAGATTATCGATTACGCAGACGGGTACACCAATCTCCAAAACAGGCTGAAGGCTGCCGGGCTTGAGGGGCAGCGCCTCAAGGATGTGGAGAACGATTTATACGAGGCGGCTAACCGCAACGGGGTCGCAATCGACGCCGTAGCGCAGATGTACCAACGCGTGAGCCAATCGCGCAATCAGCTTGGGGCATCCGACGAACAGCTAATCGCTATGACCAATGGCGTTACAGCCGCGCTTCGCGTTCAAGGTGTTTCCGCGCAGGAAGCGGCGGGGCCGCTCCTCCAGCTGGGGCAAGCGCTGGGAGCAGGCACGGTGCGCGCAGAAGAGTTGAATAGCCTTCTGGAAGGCACTCCGATCATCTTGCAGGCGGCAGCCAATGGCTCGGCCCGCTTTGGCGGTGACATGCAGAAGCTGGCGGCGGCGATCCGAAAGGGAGAAGTTTCGTCAAAAGAGTTCTTTGCGGCTCTGCTCACCGGCTTGCCAGAACTGGAAGCACGAGCAGCCAATCTGCCGATGACCGTCGGCCAGGCGCTTCAGGCCTTGAATAACGAACTCGGCAAATATGTTGGGCGTGCTGACACCGGTCTCTCTGCGACAGCGCGCATGGCGCAAGCTATCGAGGCTCTTTCCGAGAACCTAGACACGATTATCCCAATCGTGGTCACGCTCACGGGTGTTATCGGCGCAGGGCTGGTGGCTTCGCTGACTGCTGCTGCGTCTGCAAAGCTTGCCGCCGCAGTCGCCGCCGCGCGCTTAACAAGCTTCCAAATCGCTATGACAGCGAGCATGACCGGAGCCACACGTGCTCAGGTCGCGCTCAATATGGCAATGGCCGCAAACCCCATCGGCCTCGTCGTAACCGCCGTCGCGGCATTGGCTGGCGGGCTCTATCTGCTAATCGACAGATACAACAGCACTGCGGTAGCGCAGCGCCAGCTATCGGCACTCCAGTCGTCAGCCGAAGGTGCGCTGGCCGATTACCGACAAGCCGTATTGAACGCAGCGTCAGCAAGCGACGAAGAGCGAAAGCGCCTCATCGAGAAGGCCAACGCTTTGCGACAAGTCACACAAGAGCGCATCAACGATATGCGGGTGATGGCTGCCCAGCAGCGGCTTGAGGCTGACGACGCGCGGGCTCGCGCGGCTG